ATCGACGGTACGGCCGGCGTTGGTATCCCGTAAATAATCTTCTAGTTCTGATGTTATATCCCAATTAGGATCGATAGTCTCCCCGGGGTCTTTTTGCCCGATGGCCGTGATTAAAAATTTTATAAATTCTTTTTCAACTTTCGGATCGAGCATTTTTGAAACGTGATCGTCCATATCTAATTTAGATAAGTTACCCTCCGGGCGGCTGGCGTCATCGACCTGGTACATTTTCAAAATAAAGTCCGCGCTGTCGCTAGCTTTTGCAAACACCTCTTTGGCGGCGTTAAGTCCTGGAATTTGATTAGTTAATACATCAAAAAAAACTTTTCTATTTTTATATTGTATTCCACAATTAAGTGTTGCCAGTAAGTCTCCCCATGTTTCAATATCCCCTTGCGCTGATAACAGCTCTGGGAATTTTTTCTCGCAATAATCTTGTTGAAGTGTGGCGTCTATTTTATCAAATCCTTTAGCAAGTTTGTCTCTAACACTTCCCAACATGCCGAGGGCCTTTTGGCCCATAGATTGCGGCGGATCGGGGGGAGTGGGTGGATCCTGCTCATGCAGAAACTTACGCCAACCTTCCATTATGAGCCTCATCTCACTCATGGATTAATACCTATTTCTGAGTGGGTAGTAATAGTAGCCCGGTCGCATAGAACCTTTTTGACCATGCTGAGGGACTTCGCCATATTCGGTGGAGTCGCGATCGGCAGGATGAGTATACATATCTTCAAGTTCTTTCTCGTATTCGTCTGCAATTCGTTCGTAATGTGCCTCGTGATGAATAAACTCAGATATGACATATACTGTTGCTTGCAAAGAATTGATTTCGTCATTCTCATAAACAGCAGCCTCTAATGAACGAAAGATACTACCACCCTGGACCGAGGAACGATCCACAATACCTTTGTCGGACAAAAACTCAAAAAATCTATTTTGATATTCATAAACGTCTTCAGTCGCTGTGGTCTTAGGAAAAGTTACAACTTTCATTTTTTCAGGCATCACGGCGATGTCAATCTTCTTGTGATCCATAATAAGTAAAGACCCGTCGAGGCCCTTACGGGCATTGAGCTCAACTGTGGCATGTGGGCCACCAACAGTGATTTTAATCATTTGCTGAAAGCTCCTGAACTAATTCTTGTGTTTTTAAAACCTTGTTGAGATCATTATCTGTGAATTCACGTTTGCGAAATTCTTCAAGATACTCAACGACTGATTGGGTTTTTTGCAGAATGAGAGGTCCCAGCTCGGCTGCTGCCGCTTCACTAAGTAAGCCTTTAAGCCTGAATATTTCTTCATTGAGGTAGAGTCGTAATTCGAACCCCTCATCAGCAAAACTTGTAATATATCGATTTAATAGATCTTTTTGCTCTTGAAGAAGATCCCCGTACTTTTCGTTATACTTTTTGATAAATGAATTGTAAGTTAAATTGTCAATTGTTTTCATTGATTCTGTGATTTCTTGCTTTTTGCTCATTCTGTCGACAATGGCCTGCTCGAATAATACCCTCTTTTTGATGGCCATCGTGGGGCTAAAGATAGCATCAACTGAGGCGAGAGATTTAAAATTTGGAATAAAGGTTGCCCAAACACCTTTACCTAAGCCCTTATTAATGGCCGCTATGATGCGAGATTGTGCATCGAAGATTATGTTTTCATCTAAACGAGCATGTGCGGTCTTGGCTTCATATAAAATTTTATCGGCAACGTTTTGATGGACATTCTCCGTTTTAAGCAAAATATTATAAAGTTCCAATTGCTTAGCTAATACGGCGCCATTCAGGAAATATTCTTTTAGAATTGTAATAATTTTATTTTTTTTATCAGCGTCTTTCTCAATAATACTTTTAGTAAGCTCCCTTGTAAGAGTTTCATAAATAAAAGCTGTATTTCGTTTTTTGTTATGCTTCATCTTTTTCAGCCTCTTTTTTTTCTAATTCTTCCACCAATCTGCGAACGTTCCTGGTGTTTTCAATCATTCGCACTTCGCTATTATTATAAATAGATTGCTTATTCTCATCTAGACCCGTCATTGATTTAAAGTCTGTTCTGCCTAAGCCAAGATCTGTTGATCTAACAACGCCGGCAGAAGTACCGGTCACTGACCGATTGCTACTATATGTAACAGTTTCTGGGGTGGCTGTGCTTCGAATGTGGCGGCGAGTGGGGCCGAGGTCACGTCTTTTATCGTTGCGACCGTCTTTCCTAGTATATTTACTTTTAGCATATTGACTAACATGTTCATCATCTTCGCTCAAATCATCGCGGCGGCCGGGTGACGTTAAGAGCGCCGACTCTTCGCCGCCACCAAGATCTTCGCCACCCAGATCACCAAGATCTTCGCCACCCAGATCACCAAGATCTCCGCCACCACCAAGATCTCCGCCACCCAGATCACCAAGATCTCCGCCCATGTCGCCCTCTTCCGCTGCGCCTTCTTCGGCCAAGCCTTCAAGGGCTTGTTGGAAGCGGCGATCGTAGAAAGACTCGCGTTGATTACGAAGGAACTCGTCATCCGAAAGCCTAAGAATATTTTGAGCAACCCAGTGCTTACTATATGTCCCCTCCGGAACCGACGCTGCGGTATCAAACTTGGTTTTCATATATTCAAGCTGCTGTAGTTCTGCAAGACGGGAAGGATTGTTAAGAGATAATTTAAAACTAATTAAATCATCGCCGCGGAAACCAAGAGTATAAAGATGAACGACTGCTATCTTTTCCAGCTCCGAAATTAGGGAGCGCTGCAACCTTTGGATTGTTCTTGCGAAACGAATATCCTTCTGAGCAAGAGTTGTTTTGTCTTCGGTATCCCCTTCGAGGTTTGTAAGATACGACTGAGGGACTTTAATGGCGGCAAATAACTTATCCCTCATATATTTAACATCTTCGATATCATCTAAAGATTTAGCGCCGGCGAGAGAACTAATATCAGACCCCACTCCCCCGCGCATTGGAATAAAATAATCTTCTTCTAGAGACAAGGGATTATAGCGTAGGTCAACGCGGCCTGTGCTTGCATCCACCAACTGATTTCTCTTCATCTCGGTTTTAACTTTTTCCATATACTGTGGAACATCTTGAGGCGGGATATTACCAACATCAATTTTAAATACACGGCGCTCGGGAGCGCGCACGACACGATAAGCAATCATTGCATCCTCAAGCAGTACAAGTTGGCGCCAAATGCGGCGAGCAGGATCAAATACGGATGTACCGTAAGGAGCATGTCGATCGTTGCCAAGAATGCGGAAATGTGCAACCTGCCAGTTTTCAAACGTCATACCGGCGCCATTCCATTGGTACTGAACATAATTAGGGTTGCTAGTATCCTGACCTTCGAGTCTTTCTACCTCCGAGTTGGGAAGACCCACAATAGACGTCACCCCCATCTTTTCATCAACGTCCAAATACAAAAAGAAGTCTCCGTATTTACACATGGATCTCGCCCAGCCAAAAGCATTGAATTCAATATTTAGTACATCATAAAACAGTGAATTAAGAATTGTTTTAATTTCCAAATTCATGCAAGAAACATTCAGTAGCTTATCAAACTCATCTGAAGTGGTCATTTCATCAGCATAAATATCCAGGGCCGACGCAAGTTCTGGCATATATTCCATCTGTTCAAAATCAACATATCGTTCGGCACGGTTTTGATTACGAAAAGCCGCCGACGTTAGCATGTTATAGTTCTGCGACATATTACTGTCGGCGCGCTTAAACTCCTGGCCGCTCATTGAACGGAAACGATGTCGATACTTGTCTAAATTGTTGCGTCGTTCTTGGCGGCCAACTTGGGTCCTATAATTTACAATCGGACCTGATAAAATGCGGGTCAACCTTTTGAATAAAGGTGACGCTGGGTTTCTTGTGTTCTTTTCGTTTCTAGCCATTTTATCCCTTTATTAAACCAATATACTGTTCATTAAAATTTTCTGCTTCTGTTGTTCTTTGATTTTCATTTGTTCTTTTGTGTCCTTGCATACCTGGAATAGTTGTTGAAATATTAGTTTCAGAAGTAGTAATAGATGCCATCATCTGCTTACTATATTCTATACTTTTTTGACTTTCTACGATCACAGTATCTCTCACCCAACATCCAATAGCAAACGACATAACCAAATCGTCATTATAACTTCTCATCGCTTGGGGTCTTCCTGATTGCCATATAAACGTTTTCATTTCGGAAAGCAAACGATTCGAATTAATCTTAATTAGTTTGTTTCTCATAAACTCTTCCATCTTCGCAACAATCAGAGGCCTTGTTTTAGAAGATGTTGTGAAGCCAGGAATGGCGTTAGAATGCCATTGTGCTGTGATGGGATCAATATACTGATGATCACCTTTCGTTGTGTGATATATGTTAGGATACCCTTTATCTAACAATTTTTTAAGTACTGCAAAGCCTATATTGTTGTTTTCTATGACTAACATTGGATCTCCATACTCTGCGGCAACGTTATATAAAATATCCGCAAAGTCATCCGGGGTTGGCTTGCCCACATATTCTGCTACAACTTCCATTGTTTCTAATTCAAATATGTGATAAGCACTATTATCCTTACCGTCGCCTCTCGCGACATCGGCAGAAATCAAATATGGTTTTTCTGGGTTGTATCTTTTCCAAATCCAATAGTTCCTATCAAACCCTGTGCGATGCTCTGGGGTCTTAATCCTGTCTAGATACCACTGTATATCGTCGGGGTGGATTACAGTCTCACCAGATACATTAAAATTACATTCCAGCTCCTGTGCAATCTGACGTTTAGACATATTCTTGGTTTCTTTATCAAACCATTTTTTGTCTCT